CTCGTAGTAGCAGCAGCCGTCTCTTCAATAGAATGAGGCACTAGATCAAACGCTCTAAGAGGGTTTGTAGGATCCGATGCTCGCAACCTATTGACATTCTCACCGTTCGGCATTGCCAATTCAAAATCATCTCCTGCAGAAACCCAACAAAGTACAGTGACATTGTTATCGATAGTACTGTCTGGGGTGACCAATTTTGTAGCTACTCGGACTGAGACTGTTCCGTTACCGTATCCATCAATAGACGAATTATAGAACAGTGGTGTGATCGAAAACAAATCATCCTCCAAATTGCCAGGATCACCAATGTCCCTGTATGTAGTAGCTTGACCCCATCCTGCAACGAAATCAAATTCCGTGGTTTCAGCCATGTCCACTACAATGGATTGAGCAGTATTATACTCTCCCAACGTTGTGTCATACGGTCGTGTGCTTTCCGGATCATAGGTAACGCAAACGCGACCTCTATGAAAAGCAGAAGCTAAAATCTTAAAATGAAACTTGATGGATCCTCTCCACTTCTTAAAAGGCAAAGATGCAAAAGCCATAGGTGTCATAGATATGCTACCGTTGGAATTGTCCCTCTGCATAAGGGGTGTCACCACACAATTCCACAACAAACTTTCTTCAGCTTGAACAGGGCTCCAAACAAATTGTGTTAGATATGCTGGCCTAGAAGCTATGTAATGAATGTCAAGTTCATCACCGCCACTCAAACCAACTGTTCTGCTATCAATAGTTAATTCTTGCTTACAATCAACCGATAATTTCGCAACATCATCGGGCATGTTTGTCACAGCAATGGAACCTTTAGTAATGGGTCTGTAAACAGACGAATCTAATAACGCAGGACGACTATAGCCAAAAACAGATGCAATAGCAGCAACCGCCGATGCTCCAATCTCTGTAGCTCTGGCATAAGGCCCTATCCAAGGTGCTTTTGTGAATCTCGCCATCACATTGGCAACTATAGAAGCAGGTTTACTGATAGGCCCACTACCAGTAGTATATTCATCAGATTGCGGAACCAAAGCTGATGAATTAGCATGGGTGGGTACAGATAATCTGACATTTGTTGCCCAAGCAAAGACTTGGAGATCAATGTTGTTGGGTGCGTCCGAAGCATGTTTCAAATCAGTAAAACTCTCCATAACGATAATTCCCATTTTCTTCCAATCTTCCTTCACAATATCCATCGCATTCTTGTAGAAGAAGAAAGGGCATGTTATTTCTCCGCCCTGGCTTGTAGTAGGATTTAAGAAAACCATTGGCCTCTGGGTCGATAACGTACGATAAGAATCACCGGGACCTGACACATTTGAATAATCATCATTTTCAAACAATGGTAGGTAATTCATCATTGCACCACCAAAATGAAACGGAGTACCATTTAAAAGCACTTTGACATGTAAATCAGCTTGCATCAACTTAAAATTGTTAATTCTGTTGATAACACGCTTATTGCCAAAATATAATTCCCAAGGATTAAATGCATCAATTAGCCCCCCTCCTGAGGGCCATGTGATATCTCTAATCTTTATGGGCCTAGACATGAAATCTTGCAAAGACATATCTGTGGTCATTGGTGCTTCCGTCAACACGGTAGTAGGTGCTTCAATTCCAGCACTTTCCCCTTGGTTCAAATCGTGAAATGTCACGTTCTGCTCAACGTCAACAATTTCACCGGAAACTTCCTCAGCGGAATGAGGTAGCATCGCACACTCTGGTGCTAATGTTTTTAAGGGTAACACTAAACCTGCAATATGTAATATATAAAATGTAAAATATAAAGTAATTCGTTATTTACACACAATCAGGTGAATCAATCTGATTGGTGGTTGCATTCTCTTATGTTAGCGAAACACCCCCCTAAATAGGGGTAAGGTACGAGGACCTTGCTGACACACAGAAGCCTATATATATAAAATGAACACGTATAAAATATGTATGGTAACCAACTGTATGTTTCCTTTTAACTTAGTGTGCACAGGGAGCGCACAGAGGGACAAAATAATTTTCCGATTAATTAAAGGTACTTATCCTTCCAAAATTCGACACGATCGTCAAAAGTCATCTCAAGAATGGGGATGGGTAGTTTAACCTGGGCACAAACTAACCGCATCTTCCCTACTCTATCATCATAAACCTCGCGACCATGTGCAAACCATTCATGACAAGCACCTTCAACGACACTAACAGCAACTTCACGGGGTGTTGCTGTTTTCGACCTCAAGTTCCTGTGCATTGATTTGAAGATTGAATCTTCATGCAACTTTCCGACCGATGTACCGATTTCTGGTATGTAGTTGTCCTCTCGTTTGAGGAAATCTGCTGCTCCTTCGTCTAAAAACTCAACGCATGTAGCTGACTTGTCCGGATGGGTGATAGTCACACCAACTTCACTCAAGAAGTGCATAAAACTCACGAAATTAAATTTATCGTAAGCGTTTTTCACTGTCCCCTTGAAATCGTCGCCGTAAGTCAAGGCTGCAACAGCACTTCGGAAATCAATGCCTGGATACATCATTAAAAATCCCAATCGGGCATACAATGATCCACAAATACTATTGATTATTACCGTAAGGCTATTACCTGAAGTGTTCATGTTAAATGCTTGTAACAACGTCCCATTAAAATCCAAAAGTGGATGTACTATGTCATACACCATCATACGCATAACATGTAAATCCTCTTTTGAATAACCATGAGCAGCAGCTATCTCGATGAGACTCAAATAAGCAGCTATCGTCATCTGACTCGTCATCCTCAAATCGTACTTCTTGTAATCCCATCCTAAGTGTTTGTCGTACTTAGTAGCATGTTTCATCAACTTGGACCAACCGGGTCCGAACGCATTGACACCCACAGCACACTCAGCTAGAATTGGCTTGCAACCAATATATCTGGATATGCTCAAAAAGTATTTACGCATTAGTATGGTGAGTGCAACTGGAGAACCCTGGAAACAGCGCACTGTCTCTTTCGTGTTAAGCACTGGTTCATCCTTAAGACTACTTGACCAAACAGGATACGCTCGCACTCCTGCCTTCCAACTTTTCTCCAGTCTGTCCATTTCAAACAAAATATCAGCATTTGGAAGTCTATCCACAAGCTGACCGTTTTCCACAACATCAGTGAAATACTTCCTCTTTGCACCAAAAATGGGATGGCACATGCTAGTACTCATATTCAAGGGGTCGATGAACCTCTCTCCTTCTATTCCTAAAATAGACTCTTTGAGTGTGAGCACTCGAATACCAGGTACTGAACCTGCTTCTGCAATCAAAGGTTTAATCCAATCTTGCCTAGCATCTTCGAGATCTGCTGGGTTGAAAGTAGTACTGGGATTGGCTATATGCTCAAGTGTCTCATTGAACCGTTTCCAATTCGGCTCCAAACGGGGCGGACCCCATTTATTTTCGACTCCATAAACATCAGCCACAGCATCAGACAATACACTCTTGGTAACTACAGACTTCTGTTTAGCTCGCAAAGGGGTGGAACCCAAAACCTCAACAGCAGCCTGAGGTGACAATCGTGAAGCCTCTGCATGTGGATGAACAGGCCCAGATATAAGAGTTTTTCCCATAATAGCATGAGGTATCATTCCAGCTTCAGCACCAACAAAATTTCCTGGAATCTCTTGTAATTCTCTCAACCATTCTTCATGATCTGATAGTAAAACAGTTTGCATAGCTCCTTTCATTGACGAATCTCCAGCAATATGGAATCCGAAAATAACTGGAGCTTTCCCATCTTGAATAACAGGTGCCATACATGCTCCAACAACTGATAAATCCGATTTGTAGGAACCACCACGAAATTGTTTAAAAACATGGCCTTCCATACCAAACTTGACATTGACACTATCCTCACACATTCCCTCAGTTTGTCTCACAATCATCTTAGCAAGAGCATTACCCTCGGGGTACGTTGTAGGTAACCATTTACTCAGTGTTGGCACATCTGGACACTTCGCTATATTCACAACAACTAAGTCCAAATCAGTAAAAACGCAACACCTTTCATCGATTGCTTGCTCAAAAAGTGTACCAGGGGTAGACCCTTTAGATACACTGATGCGCATGCGTGAATGTCGAGGGGTTGTCATATCACCAGCCGTATGGAAGCAATGTGCAGGCATCCACAAAACTCCTTTTTGGGGAATGACCACATTAGTCTTCGATGTCGAACCATCTGGACGAGTGATAGTTGCCATACCTACATTCTTCTGGATCTTTTGCACCAACTGAGAAGTGCTTGCGTGTTTAGAATAGTCCTGTTTCCCAACTACTATGGAAGATTTCTTGAGAAAACCAAACCAACCGGGATCTTCTACTTTCTCTTCAGTCACGGTAGCCGAATTAGGCTCTTTCGTTTCAAACCACATCTTCGCAAGACGCAATCCTACGATAATACCCGCTACTGCTAACGCACCTTGTTTGTACTTACTACCATTTCTCCTGTCTTCAATATCAACCTGGATGGCATCTCGACGCTGCGTATACTCACGTTGGTAAGCTTCACAGCGTGCCCAATAATGGCCATATAGACCAAGGGTGGTAACATAACCAGTGAAAAACGACATTCCACACCAGTCCTTCCTATCCTTAATCCCAGAGATCACCATAGCTGTTGCAGTAGCCATTGCCACTCTCTTAAACCAAGGCTTAACATCATACAATGCTGCATTAGCCTGCCACCTGTACACGCAATACTTGAAAGCCTCTGTGTTATATATACAGGTTGGTGTAAAGGCTATCAAAGCTGGTGTGACATTGCTAGATATAGCTTGGGACAATTCGTCTGACAAGTATTTAGTCGTCATCTTCCTAACTGGACTAAAACCAAGCAAACTGGTGAAGGTTCCAAATGGTGTCCAAATATTGGCAAAAGTCTTTTTCACAGACTCAGTTAAAACATTAGATACGAAATCACTTGCCAATTCCACTGAGTGAGGTTCTAACTTCTTAATATCTTCAAGGCTATCAGCTTGTCTCAACTGATGCTCCAAAAACTCCTCGATGTCAGAATCACAAGGTCCCTTAGAGGATTCTACTGATTTGGTATCAGTTTCATCCACGTCCATCACCGTGATTGGAGATGCAGGTTTAGGACCGTGTGGAACACGCGTAACAATACTCATCGGTTTATGGAAGTCAGGTTCTACACACCTGCAAATTCCCTTAACCAATGAACATTTGTGGCAGCTCTCCGCCTTGTCAAACTCGGCAGATCGTTTGATCACCGAATATTGATCCGCCTTATGTTTCTGGGCATAATCCACCAAAACTCGAAGATATGTATACAAATCCAAATCCTTACATACTATCAACTCGCCGTCAATAACAACCTTGTAAGGATGAAACTCATGCTTTTGTTGACAAGGAGCTATGGGGACCAACACACTTTGATCAATGGACAATAACCAAACATCCTTCGTGAGATCAGTATTCTTGAGCTCCGGATGAGATTGGTCTAAAGCCACTGAACCTGGTTTTCTGAATTTTGGTTTAACAGCCACTCGTGTGTGCAAAAGTCTGGACAAAGACGCCTCAGGGACATTAGTGTACAGATTCACAGAATAATCTGTGTGGTTAGAAGTAATTACTCCCACCTTAAAATCAACAAACACGACTCCTTTGGACGCCAGTTCCGCCTTCACTGCTGTAGTCGCCATGTTGTTGAAAAATTTGATTATTATGTCTGT